CGATTAAAATCTAAGATGTTAAGGATGTTTTTGAATTCTTCATAAATGACTTTTTTGATATTAGTTGGAATTTCTAATTGATCTAGGTCAATTTTAACAATATCTTTCTCATCAATAGCCATTGTTTCGTTGACAATTTCATCAACTGCTGCATCGGTTTCAGGTTGTAGAGCCATTTCGCGGTATTTTGTAACAAGTTCCGCTTCTGTTCTAACTGTGCCATCAAGATCAACATATGTACCAAACGCACCACCAGCCGAAATTGTAAGAGCACCATCATCTGTTTCCTTTGGTGAAAATGATGGTTGAGTTTCAACTGGAACTTTTCTTTTAAATTCGAAACCGAATAATTCTGCCATTTTTTTTCCTTCAAATAAAAGAGAGGCTAAATTGAATAGCCCCTCTCTCTAATTCAATAACTAAACGTAGAGGCTTCCTGAGTATACTTATTACGTTGAAATAGGTGTAACAGCATCAGGATAGTATTCATTCGCAATTTCAAGAGTTGGCAACCAGTAGTCATAAGCGAACGTAACTTGAAATGTTTCGATCTGACTTGTTGTATCCCAATCCAATGAAATAGCGTCAACATTTGTTGGAAATGCACCAATAATGTCATACTGGCGAATCGGAGAACCATCTTTGCTGTACTGAATAACATTCATTACTGCTTTATAAAGGTTTTCGTCACCAGAATAGTTTGTGTCGCGAACGTTTGATTGCAAACGATTAATCGAGTTTGACCACTTTTCGAACATTGAACGGACAAGGAAATCCTCATCGTTCATTACTGTTACTGTCCAATCAGCGAATGTACGATCACCAGCTAATTTGATCTTACGACCAAAATATGGAATTTCGATTTCACCAATTGTAGCAGCTGGTAATTGTGCTGCGCGACAAGTAAAACGGAACTTGTCGCTTGAATCAGCATCAGCAGCAACGCCATCTGGAATTGCAAGATATACTTCAAAGAGCGCTGGGCGAGCACCGCCCAACGTCAGACCTCTAGTCTTGAAAGTACTGATATTGAAACCTGAAGCCATTTATATTACTCCCTTCCGAGTTTTATCTATTTATTAGAACTTGCCAACAATTTCAGAGAATTGAACGCCAGTACTTACAGCAACAAAGTTGAGCTGGATAAAGTTAATTGAGCGAGCAGGTTTAATGTAGATGTCACCAATAAACTCATTCGAATCAATAACATCAGCTGTGTTATTTGTGCCGTCACAGACAACAAGGAAGTCAGTGATACCACGACGACCCTGAACATCACGGAGGTAAGGAGTTATCAAGTTCTTGAACTGTGCTCTTGTAAATTCATCATTGAATTCAAACAGAGTGAATTTAGAAGCAGTAGCAATCGCTTTTTCAAGAACAATAAACAAGCGACGAACATTGATGCGGTCGAATGCTGATGGTTTTGTCTGAAGCGTTTTGTCACCAAACAAAACTGTACCTTGTCCTGGGAATGTTACAACTGGGTTGACGCCATTTTTGTAAAGAACGTCACGATCAGCTTGTTTTGGATTCCAACGAAGTTTAACAAGATTTTTAATCTGACCGCGATTGAACCCAGCAGGTGACCACCAAGGATCTCTCTGATTGTCAGTACGAGCGCAGAGACCAGCGATATCGCCGTTTGTAGGAACATAACGGTATACATCATTGTAGCGATCATACATATATTTGTAACCTGAATCCATCACAGCGTATGAAGAATCGTGAACGAAATTTCTCCAGTTTACGATAGATGTAGCTTCGTTGTTATAGTTTGAAGCAACCAAAGAGTCATCTGGGCTGATGAAAACCACACAGTCTCTACGGATTTCGGTAATATTATCGATAATGTAGTTAGCCAACTGGAAGTTATTGATTGGCTGTCCGTCAGGAGCTGAAGCCGAACCACCGATTGGTTTACCTTGAAGGATAAGAGAAACATCAACATCTTCAGAGGAAACGAACAGATCGTAACCAGCTGAAACAACACCAAGAGATGCAGTTGATTCGTTATAACCATCAGCGCCAACAACAAAATAAAGGTCAAGAGCTGCTTTATTTGTTGAGCTGATCAAATTCATTGTTGTATTTGAAGCTGCGCCGCTGCGGTCATTAACTGACCAAATAAATTGAGAAGTCTGATTGATAACGTCCATATAGTAGTTACCAGCATTACCAACAGTTTTGTTATCTTTTCCGCGTGATAAGTTCTTATATGTCTCGAGGATTGTTCCTGGAGTTCCTGTGAACATACCGCCATCGTCAACAACAACCACATGAACTTCGTCGATTACGGAAGCATCGCCGTAGGCAGCTTGGTAAGCAGAAGTTGTAGGAGCAGTATCAACAACGCTGAAAAACTCCCAGTGACGACTGATTGTTG